CATGCCGCTGAAATTACCTAAACCGCCGAACGATAAATCAATTGTTGGATCTAGCGTCCCAGTTGATAATACTGGTAGAGGAGCTGGAGGAGGGGGAACGTCACCAAGAACTTTACTTTCTGTGGTATTATACAATTCACTTCTAACTGTATCATTCTCAATAGGATTGTCAGTAAAGAACTCTGGGGTTCTTGTTGTAATAGTTGTATTACCTTTAGTAACTTGTAGACCTCTTGCTGTATACAATGCTGATGCACTAGAAGATCTCAATGATGCCTCTGTAACTAGGTCTGTAATATCTGTAAGTTTAAATTCTTTTTGACCGGTTGTGAATTTAATCGAATCATTATTAGGTATAGTAAATACCCCATATACATCACCCTTCGAATCAGAATACAAAGCTCCACCCTCTAAGAAACTACCTGTTCCTACACTTGTATGGTCATATATACCAGCAGTTGTTTTCTTTTTATTATAATTTGTATCAGTTGGAGAGCAATACTCATTAACTTTAACATTATCAAAGTAAGGATAATATCTTGTTAATGGTTTCAAGCCTGAAGCATGGAACTTAACGACTCTTGATCTAATGTAAGGTATATTAGAAACATCGTCAACATAATTACCTGTGGTAATCTGACCTTTACTTTGTTTAACTGCAAGTGTTGTACCTTTTCTTTGAAGGTTGGTTACATCTTGTAGTGTAAATGTTCTGTCCTGCTTGTATTTTCCACCAGCTTCGTATTTTTTACCATATTCACTTACTTTAATGGTGTCTGTAGTAGAATTTGTTTCAATCCAGTCACCCCACTCAGTACCCCACATCTCACTGATAGCAGAAAAGTTATCATAGATGTCAAGCTCTGTGGTTGTTAGAACTGGATTCACATTTGTGTCTTTCCAATTATCAATAGCAGGAAATAGCTCCATATCACCTTTCCACTGAAACCCTAGACCATTGCTTGGATCTCTGAGTTTGGTTGCATAAGGTTGAATGATGTATTGTGTATTAACATATGGTAGTGTTAACAATTCACCAGCTCTTGGTAAAGATACAGCTGTAATGGTTGCTGAAACAACGCTATCAGTAATTGCTGGTCTAAGACCTGCAACACCAGACCACGTTCTAATAACACCAGTACCAAATGTTCCCTCAACAGCTTCTACATAGTATTCATATGGACTCGTTGCTTTATCGCTGTGTCCAACAATAATACCTCTTGCAGTAAATGATGACCATGATGAACCTTGATAAACTGCAATCACACCCTCTTTGGTCTTATTAATACCAAATTTACTCTTTACATAGTTGTAAAAATCAAGACCAGTTGCTGTAATAGTAGCAATCTTTGGTCTATCAACAACATTAGAAGAACCGCTGCTATCGTATTCAAGTCCGATGATATTATCTTTATATCTTGGTCTTGCTTCGCCTTCTTTAGAATCGATCGCGATATTATAATCACCATCTCTTACATCGCCATAATTATGACCAACAAAAGGTTCAGCAAAGAATCCATTCTTGAATCGTTCAACACCCGAATCATCAAGCTCTTTAATATCTCTTGTTGCTTGTTCTAACAAATTAAGCGAAGAATAATATTCAAGTTTACTAAGCCGATCTTCAAGCGAACCAATGTCTCTCATAGTATATCGCTTGTATGATTTCAGCTCAAGATCAACTTGATAGTCATCTCTCTGATAGAAAGTTGCTGCACCAGGTGAGAGAGAAGGATATGGTGGAATAAACAGCTGTGCCAGTGTCAATGAATCAGCTTGATCGTTTGGTGCACTAGGAGTAAGCGATGACTCACCCTTTGCAACATACATTCTACCCGACTTAGTTAAAATTACCTTATCTATTCTAGGCAAGTAGAATTGTAGATCAGCTTGGAAGTTTGTTTCTACAGCTGGAAGATATGTACCAATAGTAGAATGATCTACTGCTGTGTTTGGTGTATTAATTGTTACAATACTACCAATACCAGAAAGTATTACACCATCCGTTTGGTTTCTGTATTTTGGTCTAAAGTCTACACTGTCCCTCAAGTCATATTCAACACCTGTTGAAGGTGATTTATATACAGGAATTTCAGCTGTATTAATAGTGTTAGCAGTACTACTTGTTACAGTATCATCAACTGGATATGAATCAACACTAAAGTATCCCACACCAGCTGTTCTGTCGTGAGAGAAATAATCAAGTTTAACAGTTAGTCTATCTGCAGTAGTCAATGCAAGCGTAGAAGAGCGTTTTTTCTTGATTTTACTGTTTTCATAATGTGTGTCAAATTGATTAGTAATCAGATCAAATTCTTTTGTTACATCTGTACCTGTTACACCAAAGCCTGTTGATTTGTAGATAGCTTTGATCTTAAACACATCTGATATACCAAGGGTCCATGGACCAACAACACCACCATCAGCAGTGTTCAAATTAATACCAACATATCTGTCTCTACGTACAACCTTATCTTTTTCTTCAGCTGATGTTTTTTGAACATTGTATGAAATTGTTGCTGCTGTATCTTGAATGAAATCTTCACCGAGATCAACTGTCAGCTGGGTACCTGATGGTGTAACACTTCTTGCGCCGCCATCAGAACCATTTTTACTGATGTCAAGAATTGTACCGGCGTGATAAAACTTTCTCAACAATGCCTCATCACCACCTTGGAATGAAGGCTGACCATTGATGGTGATATCGCTACCACCAACTGAATGGACCTTAAAGATACCTGCATTGCCACCTGATGTATTAGTGCACTTTACATAATCACCAACTTGAATGTTTGAAATAGTATTGCCTGAAGTTCTAGTAATTGTATTAGAACCAGTACTAAATGTAACAGACATTAAGTTATCTGTTTCTGTATCTTGTCTAATGGTAATAACATAATCATCTGTGCTGTTTAGAAGCTGTTCAGGTTGATTGCCTGGATCAAAACCCGATGCTTGTGTAACTACAGGAGCAGTACAACCAGCTGAGATTGTGAAGTCCGTTTGAGTTTTAAATATAAACTGATTATCGTTATTTGCAGATGATGCTAAATTTCTAAGACTCTTGATAGAGCTTGCACCAAATCTAAACACCAGACTTTGTTTGTTCGACTCTTCAAGTTTACATGCACCACTTGTTGTAATAGCATCAGCAAAAGAATGCTGACCTGTTCCCATGGAATTTGAGATATAGAAACTTCTAACATCTGCAAAACTCTTACCAGCATTCATTTCAACATCATATACATATAATCTGTATTGAGCGATGCCCGTTCCATCTTCTTCGCTACCAGTAACAAACTGTAGATTAATAAATTTAGCTTCACCAATTTTGCTACCTGAAACTGATGTTTTACCAAATGTTCCACTACCAACAGATGTCTGTGCTGTATCATACAAATCTATAGATACACCATTTTGATTAATGTAAGACCATTTACCACAAACTTGGTTGACATTAACATATCCGCCATAATTCATGTTAACAGCCTGTGCATTTTTCAATACAACATCTGTAGCCTTATCAATTTCTATTGTTCTACCAGTAATAAACTCTGTTCTCTGACCCTTAATGTAGGCAGCACCACCACCTTCAATTAGAGCAACAAGTTTGTTGTTATCCCCAACAATGCCTCTATTGCTACCATCTGAATCAAAGAAACCAAAGTTATTGTATGTATTCAAATGTTCTTGCACACGAATCTTGAAGGGATCGGTAGTATAATCACCAGACTCTTCCCATGTACGTGTTGCTAAGGCTTCACCTAAAGCATCCAATTGACCACGTGGTCTGTGTACTGCTACTTGACCATTTTCAAATCTAGCAATTGGGAAGAATGGTTGCGAGTTGCCCGTCTCATCCAAACCACGTTGTGTTAACGTAGCTGTCAACTTCAATCTATCAGCGCCAGGTGCTTGGAAATTTGTTGATCCCAATGCATTATCATTTAATGTATCATCAATGAAGCTACTAATTAAAGACTCGTTTACATCGAAACCCACTTCAGTATTGGCAAATAAAGTATATTTTCCAATAATTTTACTTTGTTGATCTACCTTAATAAAGTTACCTTTTTGGAAAATCAATCCATCTGTAACAGAGAAAATTAATGAGTTTCCTTGTGCACTGGTAACTAATGTATTAGCTTGAATTAAACCACCATCTGTTCCTAATGTATTAGCATATGTCTCAGCATTTACAACCGTCAATACTTCATTGTCAGAAAACTCTTTTTCTCCATTGACCCCAGCTTGGATATAGTCGACAAAAAGAGTTTTATAGTTTGGAGCAACAACTTCAGCACCATCAGCAATCTTTACAACTTGAGCAAACACATTACTTGTTAGACCTCTAACATAAGTGTTGCTTGTTGTAAACTTAGATACCTCTACAGTGGATCCATTTGCAACTTTATCTTGTAGTTTAATGTTGTGAATACGTCTTGTGTTGTAAAGACAACCCTGTACTACAGATCCATCTTTAAATACATATCGACCAAATCTTTCAACTTGATTCTGAAGAATAGTCTGCAGCTGTGTCAGCTCTCTCGCTTGTACGGCAACGGCAGGTTTGAAAAGAATTCTATGAAAATTCTTTTCCTCATCATAATCGTCAAAATAAGGGGATACATTTAAATCGGTATCTAAAGCCATTGTTATTCCTTAAAAATCGAGTACTAGCTTGATATCTTCTATTTGATCAAGACTTCTTGTTACTGGTTTTACGTTCTGAACGTACATTAATTCACCTGAGTTATTTATCATGTCAGAAGCAAGCACACCATTACCATTAATTGTTGGTTGGAACGATACTGTTGTATTGCCGGACAATGTCTCGTTTCCAATAAATGTACCTTGTACAGCTGTAAGAACAACCGTTGAACTATTACTTGATACAACCCTACCCTCAGCGCCAGAAGATATACCTGCAATAAATTCGCCAACAGCAAACTTACTTGCACCACCATCTGTATGTCTTAGTCGTGTTGTATATTGGATATTAGTAGGCGAAGTCGTATTAGCTATATTGCCATTTGCAAATAGTGGATTCTTAACAAGTGATATTTGTCTAAAAGTGACACCTACTGGAACTGTGTTGCTTTCATTGCTTGTAAACTGTGCTGTAAACATTAATTTATCACCACCAAGCTCTTGAACAGCATTCAATCCATGGCCTCCTTTAGGACTTATCAATACTCTTGCGGTTGCACCAGCACCATGTTCTGATTTAGCATATATTGATACGTTTGCTCTACGATAACTAGAACCAACCGATATAACTTCAATATTTGCAATTGTATTAGATGACGTGTCGATAGTAGAAACAGCTAACGCACCAGAACCATCAGGTCCTGTAATTTGTACTTGAGGTGATATTTTATATTGCGATGGCGTTAATCCACCAGCACTCAATGCTGGACTAAATGGTTCTGTAACTACCAATGTTCTTGTAGCTGCAATATAATTATTAACAATTTTTACTTGACCAGCACCACTACCAGCCTTTACATAAAATCCAGAATTAGCATAGTGATTGTCTTGAGTATTGTTTGCAGATGAATTTAAAATTACAGCTGTTGAATTTACAACGCTTGCAATAATACCATCTGTGTGTGCCCTATAATTTGAACCAGCGTTTGTAACTTCAATAGCATTAATAGCACCATTAATTGCTGCTTCCTGTACATTATATTGAATAGATAAGTCGTCTGATGTTAAATGTTTAACAGGCATTAATGTTTTTGTTAAGAACTTTTCAGCTTCAGCACTGGTTATACTATACATGTATTTCCATGTATATCCATCAGGTGTTGTAAAAGGACTTATTGATACACCAGTAGGTTTTGAAGTACTTACAGTATTAGCATTATTGAATATACATTTGTATACATTATGTTCATCTGTTATTGCATAAAAGTTTTTACTATATTGATCTTGAACCATATGATCATATTGAGCATATCTAGACCCACTTATCCAGTCATATCTTGGTATAACGTAGGATACATCTGTTCTTCTAACAATCTTACCAGATATAAACTCTTGATCAAAAGTATGCTGAGCAAAATGATCTGATCCAGATGGTACCTCAGGACTACTATCTGATACATGTGGTGTTGTTTTACCCAGTACAATATAATAAGATGTGTTTGCAGGCTCAGTAAGAGACTCCAATAACTGATCGGCAATAAATGTACGAAACTTTTGATATATTCTACTACTCATAGCTTTATTTATTAACTCTGTATAATAATTTTAGAGACTTTATCACGTCTCAACATGACACTATCTGTTAAATTTGTTCCATCTGGACTTGTAAATGTTTGAACAAGGTTGGCTGACGTATTTGATGATACTTTATTTATCATGCCAACAAATATGTTATTTGAACCCAAGAACAATTGATCCCCTGTTTGCAACTCATTTTCAAATCTTGTAAATTGACCAGAAAGATTAAAGTTACCATCATTTACTGATAGTTCACCAGACAGCTCATATGGTTGTAATGTTCTAAGTTTAAACAGTCTTATATTGGTTGCATCAATTAGAGAATCGCCTGTATAAGTATTAGCTAACCTCACTTGTGTATTAGATGGAACAGCATTTACTGTTCCTATTCTAACATTACTACTTGTAACAATAACATCGTTAAGTTTTAACTCATTCGTAAATATAGTACCATTACCAGTAATAACATGTGAACCATTTGATATACTTACATTGCCCGTCAATACTGTTAGTGCATCAACTGTATAAACACCAGAGTTCGAAATACCGGAGCCAACAAAACCATTTGCTGTTAAACTTATATTAGATCCAATAGTATTTGCAACAAATCTTAATCCATTTGTTGTAAGAATATCACCTGGTTGGATGTCATCAGTAAATGTCGTGCTTAAGCCAAGTACAGTTGATGTATTATTAGCAATCTCTATGCCACCACTACCAGCTGTCACATCTACATATGATGAAACGTCAAAAGCTGTATCACCAACCCCTTCAGATGATGTTTCTTGTGTTTGATATATACCAAACATTCTAGTACCAGCTGGATGTGTAATAGATGTCAATGTCTTCTTATATGTCGAAAGAGACTCTTCTGTTACAATCTCATACGAAAATGCTTGATATCTTTTAGAGTCATGTATTCTTTGATTTGAGCTTGGGAAACTTTGTGTCTCAACCCAACCACCTTCAGTTCTAGCAACACCACCCAGAGTAATAAGACCTGTAGCATCTGTACCTTTAGCAACCAAACTACGTAATACAACACTCTCAGCATTAGTGTAACCAAATCCATGATCCAATACCTTGAGATTTGTGATAACATTGTTAGCCAAAAGACCAACATCTACAACAGCATCATTACCAAGATAACCACCAGCACCATTTGGTATTCTCAAACTATAAACAGTTGGTTCTACTATGGTAGCGGTTGGAGCTACAACATAGTCTCTACCTGTTTCTGTTGTAACAATAAAATCTATAGCCCCAAAAGTATCAGTGTCATAATTAAGCGCACTAGCTAGGGTGCTACTAACACTTGCACTGACTAGATTAGAGTTCAACTGATATGCAGTATTTGCAGCATATGCTCTTATAATAGCTGTATTTGTAGAAGCAGCAGCCATTGTCTGTGTCGTAAATGTAATCGTTTGTGTACCTGGATCATAGTCATGTACAACCATACCAGCACCACCTGTATGATCCCCTGAAGGACCTGGCGTAGTATTACCAATATACCATATAGAACCATTTGTAAATGTGTTGTTAGCTACATCAGCATCTAAGACTGCTGTATTTGAACCATTACTCCAACTAATATTTAATCCGTTTGCAACATTAGGTCCAGCAATTGGTTGGTTGGCATATACTTGTGTTGAAGTCAATTGACTATTGGCCACAATAACAAAGCTGTTAGCTTCACCAATTTGAATCTGACTATTGGCTGCTAGCGATCCAATCTGATCTTGACTATATTGAATTATTCTAAATGGAGCCTTTATACCACCAATTCTAAATGCTCCGCCCGATCCCCCAACACCGCCAGATACAGTTACAATACTGTTTGCTCTGTATCCTTCACCTGGATTGGAAAGAGTAAAAGACAATCTACCATTAAATGTCTCGCTCGATACAACAACTGCGCGGCCTTCAATACCATTACCCTCGATATCAATTATATCACCAGGAGCAAATTCTGATCCATTTGCAGTTAATGTAATATTTTGGATACCAGCGATAATTCTTATTGATACATCTGGATATTCCAATGTATAAATTGGCTCGTTTTGTTCAAACTGTTTTTCTGAAATATCTGTTAGTACAATCTGAGCTATCAGTTTGCCGTTAACAAGTTTTTTATTAACACGCTGAACAATTGCTGATGCATCAGAAGATATACCATAAATTCTCAGTCCAGCCCATTTTTCAATCTCAGGGTTATATATTGCCTGTAAATACTGATCAAATCTCCAAGCACCCTCTGAGGGTTTGAATGTATATTCATATGGGTTTCTTACTTCAGCATCTAGACCATATATACCACGTAATAATGCTTCGAACCCTTGGTTTGAACCTTTTGCACGATAAACATCAAGTACTTTCTTAATAAACAGTACAAAGCTACTAGTGTTAGATGGAAAATTTAATAGATACTGGTCTCTCCACAGATCAAAAATACTATTAAGAAATGTTTGGCCACTATCTAACCATACTGTATTTGCTGATGTATACTGTCCACCTGTATCTCTTTTATACTGCTCATAATATTCACCTACTTCATCAACATCATTCAGCTTTATAAGATTTTTACCAGCCGACTCTACATTACCACCAGTATGTAAAAAGTTATAATATTCTTCAATCATTTTAACAAGAACAGGACCTTCAACAGTCATAAACTCCGGAACCTGATTATGAATCAAGTCTGAAGTATATCGGTGTGATTCACCGTCTCTAAAGTCTCTGTAATATGTTTTAGGCATTATACATTAGCTACATTTTGTTCTGGAATAGCAGTTGTTACTACATCAGATGATTGAATAAGAAGTATTTGGTTATTTTTAGGTACAACATCAAATGTTGCTGGGCGGGCTGATATTGTTAAATATGGTCCTTGGTATTGTGATATGTTTAACCGGTTGATTGAAATTGTTCCAGATAGATAATCAACTGTACCAACATTAGGATCCAAAATACGCTCAGACCCATCAGCATTCGTTGAATAGATGTATAAAATTCCATTGCCATCATCCTTAATAAATGATGATTCGCCCTGAAAAGTCACAGCACTACTAAACACAGATGCAACATGACCAGCATGTCTTTCGTGATTAGCATCTGTTGCCAATATCGCATTATTCAACTGAATAAGAAATGACTGATCTGTATTTAATGAAGGAAACAGTCTTTTGCGGAGTGTAAAACCACCACCTGAACCAATTATAGATCTATCTAGATTATCAATTTGTGCTGCAAGTTTAGATGCACGTAGTGATGCATTAAATTGGCCTAGGTTTGTTGCACCAAAGTCAAGTATCTCTTGTGTTACGAGTGCAGCGAGATCTTGACCTGACTTTGTTGTTTTATCGGGATCATAATTTATAACATAATTTAAATTTAAATATATGTAATTTGGATCAATAATTTCAGGTTGAATACTAAGAACAGAACGATCTTTTAAATATGCAAGCACTTCTTGTTTTCTAACATCTGTTAACACCTCACCAATTTCAGGTCTAATTGCAATTTTTACAGTACCATATTGAGGAGGATCAATATCTTCACCACCATAAGCTCTAACAGATACAAACGTTGGAAACTTTTGTTCGATAATTGTTTTAAAGTCGTTTGCTGTAACAGCCCTATACTGTGTTGAATAATGTCTGGTAGCATTGAATCGTATTGACTCTAATGATTCTTCAAATGAACCACCGGCAGCTGCTGACACTGTTGTTGCTGTTACAGCTGATGCGCCTGCAATACCACTTACATATGTAAAGTCAGATGCACCATTAGGTCTATCACCATCAGTTGCACAGTATCCTACAGATACAATATTTCCGGTAACAAGTTTTTTACCAAAGTTACCATCACCAAAAACAATCTCATATTGATTACCAGCAAATGGTTGAATAAAATAGATCTGTGACGTACTATCTAAATTAAATACAGTATCTGCTTTTACATAAGGGGCTGTTGTATTGTCCGAGGCACTTGTTTGAACAGTTACAGATATATTGTTAATGTCAACATTATCATTAGGTATTACGTATCTAATGGGTGTATTTTCATTATGTGCTTCGAACGTATATGAAAGCAATTCACCTTCAAATAGTTGAACATTAGTAGCAATATATGTACCACCGTTGGGTAGTGCTGTGAAGGCTTTAATTGTTGCAAAGGTATATGTCTGATCACCAACCGTAGAGGTGAAGACAGTTCCTTTGGGAATAGTTATAGATGCTGCCCCGCCAGCTGCAGTAATGGCAAGATTTACTGTTGCACGAGCTGCATTTGCACTACCTGGAAGATAGTTTAATTCTTTTGCTCTTGATAAAATAGACTCACGTAAAATAGCACTATCCAAGAACATCTCATTGGATACCATATTCAAATAGTATCCATTATAGTATGTATTATATGCAAGGATATCAATCATCGTGCTCAAATTAGAGCCTTCAAAATCATAATCCTTAAATTCTGATGTCGTATTCAGAAACGTCTTGATATTAGTTTTGATTTTATCAAAATCTAGTTCTGTAATATTAAGTGTTGCCATTTATCTTAGTCTCTCTAGTAATACATCAAATGTTATTGGCTTCGAATTACCCACAATAGCAAAAACAATCCTAACATTTACAGCGTTGTCGTCAAAACTTGAAGAAGCTATTACATTTAACAGTCTTGCTCTAGGCTCATAGTTGCTTATGGTTGTCTCTATTAAGCTCTCAATCTGTGAAAGAGATAGTGTGTCAATATTCTCAAATAACATAGACCTAACATTGCCACCAATATCAGGCTGAAACAATCTTTCATAACTATTTGTAGTAACCAAGTTCTTTATTGAACGCTTCACTGCGTTCTCGTTTGTTATCATTAATAAGTCTTTACGTACTGGATGAATATCCAGGTTAGTGGAAATATCACTGAAGATTGTATTTGACTGTATAGTTTTTGTTGCCATCTATCTATTTATACCAACTTTGGCCCAGAAGTATCAGCACCATCGCCTTGTTCTGTATGAACATGACCTTTGCCACTAATACCAGCAGAAACATGGTCACCATTAGCAGATGAAGTGCCTGAAATTTCAACATTACCTGTCAACTTTATGTCACCTGTCCAATTAGTTATAGGACAATCGATATTCATCTTTTCTCCAACTATTGCATTCATTGTTTTACCAACGGTTGCTGATACATCATTCTCTACGGTCATAAATGCATTATTGCCAACTGTAATATCAGCATTACCATCAACAACAATTTTCAAACTTCCGGAAACTCTTGCTTGATCGTTTCCTAAAGTAATATTCCACCTATTACCGTTAATCTGTGTAACATCACCATTTGGTCTGATCTCAATGTTAGTACCCGATGAATGTGCTATTCTGATACGCTCAGCATCTGGTGTATCATCAAACTCTACCGAATGACCAGACTCTGTCCCATATACCTTGTTATGAGGATATACAGCTGCATAGGCAGATGGAGGATTGTTAATTGACCCATCAATTACGTCTGTGATTGTGTTTTCACCACGCGCAAGTTTGTTAGTATCAGGCTCATTTACCTCTTTTGGATACACACCATCTGGATCATTGAAACCTACATTAGGGTCTGCTAGATCTTGTGGTATACCGTGCCAAGAACCGATAATAACGGGCCTCTGAGCGTGTTCTCCATCCATCCAGAAGCCAAACACATAAGAGCCCTTAACAAGCCCTGAGGGACTAATTCCAACGCCGCTAACACTAGCAGAAGTCGTAGGCATCATCGTCACAGCCCACATCATATCCTTCGTCTTTAATGTTTTTTTATCCTCTGTATGATGGCCAAGAATACGAACCTTCACACGAGATATTTGCTCGGGATCATTAATGTCTTCTACAACACCAATAAACCAAATAAAACCATCATATCCAAAATATTTCTCATCCACATTTAAAGGCATTATTCTTTCCTTGCAATCTTGTTCTGGAAACCAGACTTCTTGGCTGTAATCATTGATATACCTTTTTCTTGGGTAAACACATGTTTCAAGCTCGTTATAATATAATTTCCTGAAATATATAAATCATTTGCACTACCATCACCTGCACCCGAATCACTTGGAACATTAAACACAATTTTGTCGCCAGCCTCAATAAAGTGTGTGATGGGCATTGTTATATTAACAACGAGATCATTGAATCTAGCTCGTGTCATCTGTCTTTTTAGGAAGTAGTTGGTATAC